CTACTGGTGCTGAGTCACAGTGGACAGGCGGTACAAACGTACGTTTTAGATATGGTACTCCAGAAAAAATAGGTGGTTGGAGTCAGTTAGGTGAAAGTAAATTAACAGGTGCTGCTAGACAGTTGCATCATATGGTTAATAAAGATGGTATTAAATATGCTATTATTGGAACAAATAGAATATTATATGCTTATTCAGGACAAGTGTATTATGATATTCATCCTTTAACTAATCCATTGGGAACAGCTATTACAAGTGCATTTAGCACAACTAACGGATCACCCACCGTAACACTTACATTTAGTGGTGCACATAATTTTGAAGAAGGTGATATTATATTATTTGGAGAAACAAGTACATTTAGTGCTATTACTAATTCTAATTTTGCTGCTGTAGATTTTTGTGATAAAAAATTTATGGTAACAAGTGTACCATCTTCAACAACTATAACTATTACAATGCCCAGTAATGAATCAGGATCGGGAGCAACTACATCAGGAGGTATAACTTATTTTCAATACTATCATGTAGGACCAGCTGAACAAGTTGGGGTTTTTGGGTGGGGTATATCTCAATATGGAGGAACCTCAACCTCTCCTCAAACAACAACTTTAAATGGGTTATTGAATAATGACGCTAATGGTACTGGTGGAACTGGAACTAGTATTACACTAACATCCACGATTGGTTTTCCAACAACAGGAACAAATTTTATTCAAGTAGGCACTGAAGAAATTTCTTATACCGGTGTATCAGGAAATAATTTAACTGGAATTACAAGAGCTGTCAGAGGAACAACTAGAGCTGCTCATAGTAGTGGTGCTACAGTTACAGATTACAGTAGTTTTTCTGGTTGGGGTCAATCATCAGCTGACACAGATACTGTAGCGGAACCGGGTTTATGGGCATTAGACAATTTAGGTAGTACATTGATTGCTTTAATTTTTAATGGTGAATGTTTTGAATGGGATTCTAATTTAACTAATGCAACAGGAACTAGAGCTACAATTATATCGGGTGCACCAACGGCTTCTAGAGATATGTTAGTATCGACTCCAGATAGACACTTAGTATTTTTTGGTACAGAAACAACTATTGGTAATAAAGATACACAAGACGATATGTTTATAAGGTTTTCTTCTCAAGAAAATATTAATGACTACACACCTACAGCTGAAAACAGTGCAGGTACACAAAGACTGGCCGATGGATCACGGATCATGGGAGTAGAACTTGGTAGAAACGCATTATATGTTTGGAGTGACACAGCTTTATTTACTATGCGTTTTGTTGGAACTCCATTTACATTTGCTTTTGAACAAGTTGGTACTAACTGTGGATTAATTGGTATGAACGCAGCTGTTGAAGTTGATGGTGCTGCATACTGGATGTCTGACAATGGTTTCTTTAGATACACAGGTAAACTAGAATCAATGGACTGTTTGGTAGAAGATTATGTTTATGATAATATTAATACAACATCTAATCAATTTGTTTATGCAGGTATCAATAACTTGTTTGGAGAAGTAACATGGTTTTATCCGGAATCTAATTCAAATGTAAATACTCAATCTGTTACATACAGTTATTTAGATTCAACTGCTAAACGTCCTATTTGGTTTGTTAATGACAGCGCATTATTTATTAGAACTACTTGGCAAGATTCTTCTGTTTTTGGATTACCACATGGAACACAGTATGATGCAAGTACAGATAGTTCGTTTGATGTTACAGGAAACACAGATGGAATTTCATATTATTATGAACATGAAACAGGAGTTAATCAAGTTAGACTAGGGGTAACTACAGCAATTCCAGCAAGCATTACTTCTGGTGATTATGATATTACACAAAAAGTTATTAGAGGAGCTGCAACTAACTTAGGTGATCTTAGAGGTGATGGAGAAAACATCATGAGAGTTAGTAGAATCATACCAGACTTTATATCACAACAAGGAGACGCTATTGTACAATTAGATTTAAGAAATTATCCAAACGACGCTGCAGCTAGTTCATCACTTGGTCCTTTTACAGTATCTTCTACAACAACAAAAGTAGATACACGTGCAAGAGCAAGAGCTATAGCTTTAACCATATCTAACACAGCAGTGGATACTAGTTGGAAATTAGGAACTTTTAGGTTAGATATTCAAACTGGAGGAAGACGATAATGGCAAAGATAGTGCAAACATTAACTAGAGCAAGCTCGGAGTATGAAGAAGATGTAGCACAGTCTTTAGTTAGAGATTTAGATGCGGTTCTTGAGAAATTAAACACAACATTTCAAGAAGAATTAAAACAGGAGATAGAGGCTAGAAGCTTCTTTTTAGATTAATGGCAGTAGTAAACCAATATAAATTTGTAGGTATAGATAACAGTACTACGGGTAGTGCACTTACACCATTGGGGGCTAGTATTCCTGCAGTCAATGAAACTATAGTTATTAAATCAATATTAGTTACATCAGCTGGTACACCAACTGTTACTATTACAAACAACAGTATCACAGCTATTAAATCAGCACAGTTGACAGCAAACACAACAACAGAATTATTAACACAACCACTAATAGTTGAAGGTGGTACATCTTTTACAGTGCAATCAAGCACAACAGACTCGTTTGATGTAGCTATCAGCTATCTAAACATTAAGAAAGAGGTAACAACATAATGATAGAACTAACACCAGAGAAAATAATAACAACAATTAAAAACAAAAAAACAGGTGAGGTCTATGAGACTGAGGAAGCTTTAAAAGCTGCTAATATACCTGAAGAAGACGTGCAGAGAGACGTAACAGTTATCATGCCGCCTCTTGATTTAATAGGAAAAACAAAGTAAAAGGAGATACTATGGAAGAAAAAATTTCAATGAACGAATCTATACAAGCCGGAGCACCAGATATTAAATATAGTGGTGGTGATATTAGAATGGGTAGTCAAGAACCTAATGATCAAAGCATGCAAATTGCGGCAGAAATATGGTCACAAATGGAACCAGAACAAAAAGTTCAGTTTCAAAGCTTTGAAGCTTTTTTTGAAAGTGGTATCTGGAAACAAATTTTACAACAGTTGCAACAAGATCAATCAGGAATCCAATCTCAATCTCCAGAAATG